ATCTGTATTGCCTTCATTACATCATTAGCAAGGGTTTCATTAGGGTCATCAAAATCATCTAGTGAACCATAATCGGGTTCATCTGCAAAAGCTGGAATATCATCACCCCAACCAAGTAAGGATAAATCAAAACCATTTTCTGAAAGCTTTTCTAACTCATATTTCAATATGTCATCGTCCCAACTAGAGTTCAAAGCCAGTTGATTATCTGCAATTATGTATGCTCTTCGTTGATCTTCTGTAAGATGTGAAAGTGTAATTGTAGGAACTGTATCTAATCCTATCTTTTTTGCAGCTGCAATACGTCCGTGTCCGCAAATAACATTACCTGTGTCATCAATAAGCACAGGATTAGTAAAGCCAAACTCTGTTAATGAGATTGCTAATCTTTCTATTTGGGTGTCACTGTGTACTCTAGGATTATTTTTGTATAAGGTTAAATCTATTATTCTTGATTGTTTTATATCCTCTGGTGAGAATATTGGTGAATCTGGTGTTGTGGTCATAGCGAGATAATTAACTGTTCAAAGTTTAGCCCTTTTTTGGCTGGGTACACTTCTTTAGGTTTTTGCTGTAACCATAATCTTCTGCCGTTTACTATTCTGTAGCAGCATCTTTGTAGTGGATCGTAGGCTATGTAATCTTTAGATTTTCGGTAGGATATTCCGCGCATTTTTAACCTGTTGTTTTACTTTTTGTATTTCTGGTGGTAATTCAGCTTTTTTGTTTTTTATATTTTTTTGAATAAGTCGATTCATTAGTCGTGCAGTATCTTCCCAGCCTTTTTTTCTTATATTATGTAGCTCTCTAATTATATCTTTATCTACATCAATTCCTGTACTATTTTTAATATTACCATCTCCATCTCTAAAGCCATGACTGACAAGTTGGCCTTCTTCATTGTATTTAGGGTAAACTGCTTCACAATAGCAAATTATTGCTAAATCGTATCTTTGGTCATAGTC